GGACAAAGCGGTCTCGGGCGCGGGCCTGAACCTGGACTTCTCACAGAGCCCAGTGATCTACGACTTCATTCAGAGCAACGCCTTTGTGCAAGGTCTGATGGGGCCGGTGGGCTCGGGCAAGTCATACGCCTGCGCGGCGAAGATCTTCCTGAAGGCCATCAAGCAGAAGCCCTCGCCGATCGACAACATCCGGTATACCCGCTTCGCGGTGGTGCGAAACAGCTACCCGATGCTGAAGACGACGACGATCAAGACCTGGCTGGATCTGTTTCCTGAGGCCACGTTCGGCCCGATGCTGTGGACGCCGCCGATCACGCACCACATCCGATTGCCTGCCCGCGGAGATGCGACCGGTATCGACTGCGAGGTCATCTTTCTGGCGCTCGACCAGCCCAAGGACGTCAGAAAACTGCTCTCGCTCGAGCTGACCGGTGCCTGGGTGAATGAGGCCCGAGAACTGCCCAAGGCGGTCATTGATGGCCTGACCCACCGGGTTGGTCGCTACCCGACCAAGCGCGACGGTGGCGCTACCTGGCACGGCATCTGGATGGACACCAACCCGATGGATGACGACCACTGGTGGCACAACATGGCCGAGAAGGAGAAGATGACCGGCCCGTATGCCTGGCGGTTCTGGAAGCAGCCGGGTGGCGTCATGGAGGTCGACGCTGACCACCTGCCCGACAACCCCGAGGCCAATGACCACGTCTTCTCTGCCGGCAAGTGGTGGAAGGTCAACCCGCAGGCCGAGAACATTAACAACCTGCCGGGTGGCTACTACCCGCAGATGCTGCTGGGTAAGAACCTGGACTGGATTCGCTGCTATGCCGGCGGTCTGTACACCTATGTGCAGGAAGGTCGACCGGTCTGGCCGGAGTACGAAGACTCGACCATGTCGGGCGACACCGAGGTCGAGCCGGGTGTGCCGATCCAGGTCGGACTAGACTTCGGTCTGACGCCGGCGGCCACGATCGGTCAGCGCCTTCCCAACGGTCGCTGGCTGATTCACCATGAGATCGTGACCTTCGACATGGGTCTCGAGCGGTTCGGGATGCAGCTGTTGGCCGAGCTCAACCAGCGGTATCCCAACCACCAGGTCATGCTCTGGGGCGACCCGGCAGGTATGGCGCGAGATGCCATCTATGAGGTCACCAGCTTCGAGTTTCTGCGCACGCTGGGCTTGAGGGCGCAGCCGACAGCCAGCAACGACTTCAAGGTGCGCCGGGAGGCCTCTGCCGCCCCAATGCAGCGGCTGATCAACGGCAAGCCTGGGCTGATCGTCAACCGCAGCTGCAAGCTCCTGCGCAAAGCCCTGGGCGGTGGCTATCACTTCAAGCGTGTGGCGGTCGGTGCAGGCCAGGAGCGGTTCAGGGATGCGCCCAACAAGAACGAGCACTCGCACATCGGTGATTCGTTTGGCTACCTGATGCTGGGCGGCGGCGAGTACAACCGCATGACCCGCTCGCTGTCCTATGGCGCAGCACCACCCAAGCCGGTGACCGCGAGCTTGGAGTTCAACCCGCTTGATTGATATATCCAGCTGATATCAAAGCGCCTTGTACATGACCAATTTCCAATAGAATCGCTTGCTATATGGACGACAATATCGAGATCGATCTGAACATCACGCACCACTTCAGCGATGGGGTGTATGCGCGAAAGATGCTGCTGCCTGCTGGGCATTTCGCGGTAACGCACGCGCATGAGTACGACCATCTGAGCATTTTGGCTGCAGGCATTGTGGAGCTCGAGGCCGATGGCGTGGTGCAGATGCTGCGTGCGCCGGCGTGCGTGACCATCTTGGCGAACACGCATCACCAGATCACAGCGCTCGAGGATGCGGTCTGGTTCTGCATCCACGCAACCGACGAGACCGATGTCGACAAACTGGATGAAGTTCTGATTAGGAGGTAGTCATGCCATTCTTCATTGCGGGCGCGATTCTTTTGGGCTCTGCCTACACCGCCAACGAAGCGCGCAAATCGCGCAGAGAGGCCGAATCGCAGCAGCGGGCAGCGATCGAGCGACAGGCTGCAGATCAAGCGGCATTTCAAACAAAACTGTCTGAGCAGACCTCGGTCTTTGGCAGACAGGCTGGTGCGCTCGAGGAGCAGGCAAGGCTTGCGAAAGAGCAGCTTGCATCCACGACGAAGGCAATGTCTGAGCAGCTGTCGGTCGCACAAGATCAGCTTGCTCTAAACACGAAGGCCTACGAGTCAGGTGTCTCGCAGTACGAGGCTTCGCGCATGGAGATGGAGCGTAAGGCCAAAGAGATTCAAGGTCAGATCGATGAGGAGCGCCGCAAGGCTGCAGAGCAGCAAGCAACCCAGCTCAAAGCTCGCACCCGCGGTGGTCGTCGCGCCCTACTCTCTCAAGAACGTCTGACGCCCGAGCTCGGCATCACGCAAGACACCCTAGGCGCTGGCATGGGAATGATGTAATGGCGACCGGCCCGACCCAGTACCAGAAGAGGCAGGCCGCACGTCGTGCGACTGCAGACATCGAGCGCCTGGCCAAGACGTACCAGACCGGTCTGTTCGATGTCGCCCAAGATCAGGCCACCGGCTTCAAGAACTGGACTGCTCAAACCAAAGCAGTGCTTGAGCCCTACGAGGCCGCGGTCAACAAATACACGCAGCAGGACTTCCCTGCGTACCAGAGCCAGGTGCTGGCTGCGAACACTGCATTTCAACAACAGTCGCAGGCATACGCCCAAACGATGGCGAACTACGACGCGCAGGTCGCCGCATATCAGCAGCGTTTGAATGCATACAACGCAAGCCTTGCTGATATCGCTGCGAACCCGACCGAGAGAGTAAGCGCCACTTCGGTATCCCAAGGGCGTGCAGGCACCTCTTACAACATCGGTGGCCAGCTGTATTCGGCAGGCAACCTGCCATCTGGGTACTTCGTTGACACCGTTGTGACCGGCCAAGGCACAAACAGAGGCCGGCCATACGACATCACGCAGCAGCAGGTGTTTCGGACACGCGATGTTCCGACATTCAGCGAGGCACCGCCGCAAGCACCAAACATTTCAGCGCCGACGCTCAGTCTGCCGGCACCGCCGTCTGCACCAGCGCAGCCCCAGCTGCCGACGTTTGAGACAGGTCAGTTTCAGCAAAAGCGCGAAGAGCTTGGTAAGACATACGAGCGCGAGGTCGGTGAGCGCAAGGCAGCAAAACAGAACGTCGTCATGCGCCGCATGAGTCGCGGCATGTTGGAAGGAGCTTGAGATGCCAGGTCTATACGAAAACATTCACGCCAAGCGCGAGCGCATCAAAGAAGGCTCCGGCGAAAAGATGAGGAAGCCCGGCTCGGCTGGTGCGCCAACCGATGCTGCTTTCAAGGCGGCAGCCAAGACGCGCAAGACTAAGCGCCCAATGCTGGACGAGTACCAGATCGACAAGGACGGCTAATCATGGAATACAAGACGCCACTCGGTGGCAAGCGCTTAAAGCCAGAGGAAATCATCAAGCGCCAGGCTGCAGCTCAGACCAAGAAGGATGAGTTTCAGCAGCTGTACCAGGATGCCTACGAGTTTGCCCTGCCCCAACGTCAGCTGTATGGCGTCTGGGAAGGCGGCGCGACCGGTAGCAAGAAGATGGCGCGGGTGTTCGACTCGACTGCTATCAACTCGACCCAGCGCTTTGCCAACCGTCTGCAGAGCGTTGTTTTCCCGCCACAGCGCAAGTGGTCAAGGCTTGAGCCTGGCCCGTCGATCCCGCTTGACCGCAAGCAGATGGCGCAAGCCATCCTCGATGCGTACAGCGACAAGATGTTCGACGTGCTGAAGCAGTCCAACTTCGACATCGCGATCGGTGAATTCCTGCTGGATCTGGCGGTGGGTACTGCCTGCATGATGGTGCAGCCTGGTGACGACACGTCGCCGATCAACTTTGTGCCGGTGCCGCTGTTCCTGGTCAGCTACGAGGAAGGCGCAAACGGCCAGGTCGACAACGTCTACCGCCGGATGCGGATCAAGGGCGAATCGATCGAGCGCCAGTGGCCGGATGCCAAGCTGTCCGATTCTCTGAAGCGCCGCATTCAGGACAAGCCGACCGACGACA